TAATAGTGGTCATAGCTATTTCACCTTAATCTCAACATTTCGCAGCTTTAGCTCTACTGGCAGGTCTGACTTTCCTGTTAATGCTAATGCGAGATTTTCTGGGGTAATGAGAGCAGTTATTGCTTTCCCCATTGCCAGACGAATAATTATTCGTATTTCGCGATCGTCACATGCTCCTGGTCGAACGATTGATATTTGTCCGTCCATATCACTCTCCTTTGATGCGAATGCCAGCGGCGCGGGAATCATTCCATCGCTTTACTTCTTCACGAATTACGTCAATGCATTCTTTCGAATCCATTAGGTAATCTTCATCAAAAAGCCTTTCCTGTTCGTTTTCTATCGCAACAATGATTGCTTCAACTAACTTTTGTGCCTGAGAACCACTTTCTAACTCTGCAATGCGCTTCTCTGCGGCTTCCAGCTTCTCGCGCATATCGTCAACGTACTCGACCAGAGAACCGCCAGCAGGAATTTCGCACTCCTCGACCAGTTGGAAGTAGATATCAGCTGCGGCCCGTGTGTTGCTATGCCTGCGTCGCCCATCTCACCTTCACGAAGAGCATCGCGTTCGGCGGTAAGATTGGCTATTTTGCTGTCTTTGCCTTCCAGCTCAACGCGCAGCTTCCCAACCGTAAGCGCAATATCCTCGTTCTCCTGATCGCGGCTTTTGATGTATTGCTGGTTTCTTTCCCGTTCATCCAACAATGCCAGCGCGATATCTGGCGAAAAGTGCTTCATAAAATCGTTAAGCGCATTAATTCGCTGATCGCAAGGCATTACAGGTGCTTCACCGGCAATTTTTGTTTTTTCAGCGATTTCACGAAGCTTTTGATAATCAATCTTGCTCACTGGTTGCCTCCTGCTTTTCTGCCTTCAACACCATGCGAGAACCATCATCCAGCTCCCACGCGATCTCACCACCTTCAGCCATGACCAGTCGCCACACCAATTGAGCAGCCTCATTGGTAACATCACGACCTGGATCATTGCCAACGCGCATACGTCCACCTTCAACATCGCGCATTTTTGCCAGCATGATAGTTTTTGATAGCGGTGAAAAACCAAGCTGTAGTCGTGCGGAATTACTCACTGCTTGCCTCCTTTACGCCACATCGCATTCAGATATTTGTTTTGATTCACTGATGGAAAAGAATTTCTCTTAAGCAATTCCTCTATCGATGGCATTGGCTTTACGCGTTGGCGAATAATCATTTCTGCCGGAAGAATTCCGGGATTGTATGCAAGTCCTCTCATGGTAAATTCCTCAGTCATTACTGATAGCGCCATAGCGTGAGCGGTAATTACGCAGGCGCGGGTCGATATATTCAGGGAAGTGGGTATATGTGGCTTTGCGGAATGGTCGGATTGATGTCTGGTAAATTCGCTCGCGTTCTTCTTTCTCTGCAAGCCATATACAGTGGCGAAATTCCTTTTCCTCTTTCGTTTCCTGCGGTAGCGACATTATCAGGTCGTAGTTTTTTCTGAATTTATCCAGCACCTCCGATACGGAATTGCCGGAACAGCGGCGCGCGTCGTCCGCACCATACAGAGGCGCTGGCATGATTTTCTCCTGATTAAATTGCGTGAATAGCGTGACGAGGGAAGGGGAGAGTTACTGGTGCAAAGGGTATATCGTCGTCAAAATCCATCGGAGGTTCGTTGTGTTGTGCTGGTGATGATTGCTGCTGTGGCTTCTGTGATTGCCTGCTGGCTGCTTGTTGTTTGCTGTCGCCAATGCCGCCAAGCATCTGCATCACGCCATTAATTCCGACATGAACCTCGGTTGTGTAACGGTCTTGCCCTGACTGGTCTTTCCACTTTCTGGTTCTCAGCATTCCCTCGAAATAAATCTGATCACCTTTTTTCACATACTGCCCCACGACCTCAGCCAGTTTCCCGGATACAGCAACACGATGCCATTCAGTCAATTCCTTTTGCTCGCCAGTATTTTTATCTCGCCATTGTTCTGACGTGGCTATTGTCAGGTTAGCGAACGCTGTTCCTGATGGTGAGTATCGAACTTCCGGGTCTTGTCCTACCCGACCAAGGATAATCACCTTATTTACGCCTCTGCTTGCCATTTATGCCGCCTGTTTTAGTTCGTTAACTCTGATGCTCATTACCTGAACGCATTTAGCCTGCGCATCCTCATTGCCAGCCATTAATTGCCAGTCACGCTGATAACGCTCGATGAGTTTTTTCTTGTCAGTTTCTGTTGACGCATAATCGCTGAAGTCTTTCAGGATTTGTTCGCAGTCAACCGATGGAGATTTCTGGTTGGTATTTTCTGGTGATGGTTTGTTATCTGATGCTGGGATTGCCCATCCCGGAAGCGATGGAGGGAGCCAGTAAAATCCTGTTCCATCCTTCAGTTTTGCCCTGTGCCACCCCTGCTTTTTATCGAGAGATGTTTGTGCGAAACCTTCCTCAAGGTTATACAGATACCGACCGATTCCCCACTGAACGGCAGCGCGCTTCATTGCACCGGAACGACCACCTTTGACGGCTTCTACCTGCGTGTTTTCAGCAGCATCCCATTTGGTTACCCATTCGGAATCAATCTTTATTGATATGCCGCATTCAACGCCGCCGTTGTTGGGAATATCGCGGTATTCATTGCGCCATCCTGCTTTGCCGCAAACATCGTCCAGGCGTTTCATGATTGCCCGGTTCGTGACATAAGCCAGCACCATAGCCCACACCTTGCCATCGCGTGTTTTACCGCTTTGCTGTATTCGCCATTCGATATCTTCAGGGCTGAATGGCTCATCGAATTTGTTCAAATCCATAATTCACCTCAGAATGGACAAGGCCCAAGGAAATAACGCTGATTTAATACTTCGACTCGGGACAAATTAAGGCATACCCGCATTCCTTCGCGGTCGCCATTATGGCGATACCAGAGAGCTTTCTGCGTGTACATGCGTCTCTGTAACTTGCTCTCCTTCACTGTGGTTGCAAGTGACATGAATATCTCCTTCGTTACCGATTAATTCTTTCATCTGACGAATGAATTCTTCGTCTGACCAGTTATCTGTAAAACTCATGGACGGCCTTGTTGTTTCAAAATATCCCAAAGCTTTTCGAGCAAACTTTTCATTCTTGGTTGTTTAAAGTCTGCTCCGGTTAAAATATTTTTTCGTGAATGCTGCACCGATAAAATCGGGTTGAAAGGGCGAACCGATGCCGCCCCTGCAATAGCGAACTGTTGCATAGGATGCTCCTTCTGTTTGATTGCATAACGAAAACGCCTCAAGTGAAGCGTTATTGGTATGCATATAAAAAAGCCCTCGCACTGGAGGGCAAAGAAGATTTCCAATAATCAGAACAAGTCGGCTCCTGTTTAGTTACGAGCGACATTGCTCCGTGTATTCACTCGTTGGAATGAATACACAGTGCAGTGTTTATTCTGTTATTTATGCCAAAAATAAAGGCCACTATCAGGCAGCTTTGTTGTTCTGTTTACCAAGTTCTCTGGCAATCATTGCCGTCGCTCGTATTGCCCATTTATCGACATATTTCCCATCTTCCATTACAGGAAACATTTCTTCAGGCTTAACCATGCATTCCGATTGCAGCTTGCATCCATTGCATCGCTTGAATTGTCCACACCATTGATTTTTATCAATAGTCGTAGTCATAAGGATAGTCCTGGTATTGTTCCATCACATCCTGGGGATGCTCTTCGAACTCTTCAAATTCTTCTTCCATATATCACCTTAAATAGTGGATTGCGGTAGTAAAGATTGTGCCTGTCTTTTAACCACATCAGGCTCGGTGGTTCTCGTGTACCCCTACAGCGAGAAATCGGATAAACTCTATTCACCCCTACAGAGAGCAAAAGAGAAACGCCGATGAACAACTCATGGTGGCAGGAACTAATGCATTTTTTCCTGCAAGGAATGACACTTAAACAGTTGATTCATATGCTAATCATCCTGATCATATTGATTATTGTTATGCCGGTAAGCGTAAAAGAATGGATAAACCTGCATAATCCAGAAATCCTTCCTCATTACTGGATGTATTACATCCTGTTGTTTTGCGTTAGCTATGTGCTTAACGGCGTTGTTAATTCCGCTTATCACGCTGTGACTGAAAGAATTGAGGTATTCGCTGCTCAGAAGCGCAAATCTAAAGAAGAAAAATATGTGCAAGATTTGTTTGATTCGTTAACTCTTGGAGAAAGAGCGTATTTGGCATTCGCTGTAGCCGCTAATAACCAGCTACAAACGGAAAAGGGAGCTCATGAATCAATTTCATTGCTCAAAAAAGGACTCCTCGTTCGAAGGCCTCCTGCTGTTGGGTATCCTGATACCGACCGTTTTGTTATTCCTGAAAGCTATAGACATGAGTGCTACATTCGGTTTGCCGGGAAGGCAGACAGCCTTATGGATGAACTTATCGCTCAGGATAAGCATGGCAAAAACAAGTAATTAGCAAATGAATTTATCATCTCGCCGTCAGTTGTTTTGATTTCCGGTAGCCTGCCGCGTAAATAGCTACGTTTGGCAGGCAAACACTTCCACTGTATTCATCTACTTTCTTGCAGCGAAGGCTTCCGAGTGATATTGCTTTTTCAGAAAGGCTTAACCGCTTTCTCGGGTCTTCCTGAACAGGTTCCTCACTGTCTGTGCCGAAGATCGAATCGATGATGTTGCAGATGGAATCACGCTCGATGGCCAGCTTTCTGCGCTGCTCATGACGGCGAGTTTTGGCATTTCCTGCAAATGTTGATTTTCCGTACACGATTACCGTCATGATGTTTTCCTCATGTGAAATGGCTTTGGTGGTGATGCGCCAGATGCTGATCTTCTGGTTGCTGTCGTTACTGCTGCAATTCACATCACCCCAAACCCATCTCGTTTGGTATCTGTTCGCGCTTTGTCAGCGCATCATCGAAGTTAAAGAGCCTGCCAATCTGTTCCGTTTGGCTGCCAGCGTCCTGCTGATGGCGATGATAATGAACCAATAGTTCGATATTATCAAGAACTATAAGTACGAATTGTTTGTGGTTCATTAACTTAATGAGATATGTTTTTGATATGTAAAGGAATTTATTTTTGTAAAGATTGAAGATTGGTCAGTAGGAGAGAAAGAATTGTTTGCTGGCGTGTTAGTTCGTGGGTTAGCACATGTGCGGATGTTAAATAAGGTAGACGATCGTGAGGAAAAGAAAAACCGGCGCTGAGGCCGGGTATAATTATTTGATTATTTCTTTTATAAAGACTTCTTTCGGTTGGTATTTTTTATCTGATGATTTGAGCTGGTACGTTATTGTTATATCAGCACGTACAGCAAATTTACCTGCAAAATCTGATGGGTTTACGTTGGGGCCAAGAACCATATTTACTCTTCGATCTATTAATCCAGGGATAACAGCAGCCCAACCTTTCTCTGGATTGTCGAGGTCTAATGCACGGATTTCAACATCAACATCAAAATGATCCTGAGTATATGACTCTGGTGTGAAGACAACTTCAGTTGGGGCTTTTTTAATGGTTTCAGCGGGAATGGTCACTGTACCACCCCCTGTACCTATGACCATCGTAGATCCTTCGTCTGCCCTAGCTGGGGCAAGCGTCTTAATGGAACTTTTGGCAAGAGTCTTCTTATTGGTTACCGTGCTTTCTATGATTGCTTGAAGACGGTCAGGTGAAATATTAGCCTCACCGGCACCAATATTGATGATTGTATTGTTATTTGCTTCAAAGTGGGAGGTGTTGCTTGGAGCCATAGCCTTAGTTGCTAGAACTAAGCCATATCCAACCAGACCAATAACAACAGCACCAACGAGAGCGTTTCTCATTTTCCCATTTCCGATCTTTGCATGAGCGCCAGCAAGAAACTTGTCCATTTCTTCTTGGCTACCAAAGAGGAGTTTAATAACAATATCTTCATAAAGGCTTCCTGCTTCTAATCGCGCAACATGCACCGATATATCAAGGATATTAGCCCCTGTCAGTTCCTGCAAAACACCTTCTGATTGTTTTGCGATGGCCTCCCACCCTTGAAGGGAGGTAATCACATCTTTGATGCTTACAGGTTCTTTAGTTGAATAATATATGTTTTCGGTAAAGGTTAAAGATAATTCTTGGGACATCCGAGCCCTCGCTGTTTCTTTCGATTTGCTGTGTTAAGCTAATATTTTAATATCCATGTTTCTGTTTGCTTGCAGTGTGTTTCTCACCACCATCCAAACGTACTGGTTACTAGCTATGTGATGATGAAGTCATGAACTTTTCAGCCATTCCCTGGCCTCGATGTCATCTAGGTGGCGAGATTGCTTCAGAATACCAGCTACATACTCCACCTTTGCTACTTGATGATAAGGCAACGTTATTGGCCTGTGGTCTTGGTTGATGCTTGTAAATTGGTATTCTCCGTCTCTGTCATAGCCAAGAACCTTGATCATGTTGTGCCCTTCAATGGTTCTGACAAACACCTCATCACCTGGGAATACTTTGGTGTTAGGCTCAATGAGTACATATTCTCCTGATTTTATTCTGGGCCACATGCTGTCTCCTTTTACACGAAGACCAAAGGCATCTGGATCATCGCTATAAATCTTGAGCCACCCATCGCGCTCTTCGGTCATCTCGATGGCACCATCAACACCAAGAATTGCCTCACCAACCACGCGCACTAACCCTTTTTTTAATTTGCCAACAATTGAAAAAGTATCTTCATCATTCGCTCCATTTAACGAAGTGCCGTGCTGAAGCCAAACAACATCAACGTTTAGAAATTTCGCAAGCGCATTCATTTTTTCCTGGCGTGGTAAAGACTCAGCATTAAACCATTTGCTAACGCCTTTGGACGAAAGAGAAAGGGCACGGGCTATGGCCATTCCCCTACCATGTTCATCAAGACCAGCTTCTTTACAGGCTTGCGCTAGCCGCTGGGCGAATTCTTTGCGCACTTTTTCATTCTGAACCATGAGTACGATACTAAAGCACTTGCAAAAACTTTCAGTTCAACCATAATGCGTACTGAAAGTACGAAAAAGGACATTCCTATGCAAAATCTTGATGAGCCGATTAAAGGTGTCGGCATCCCTGAAGTTGCGAAGGCTTGTGGAGTTAGCGAAAGGGCTGTCTATAAGTGGCTCAAAAACGGCTTCCTCCCTAAGACTGAGTTTTTTGGGAAAACGAAATACGCATCAAAAATCGAAGAGATTTCTGGTGGCAAATATCAAGCAAGCGAAATGCTTGAAATAAGCAAAAAGAACCTTCTGGCAGCATAAGTAACACCGCTCTTTATCAATCTGCACCGCCGACAACGCGGTAACTAATTAAGAACTCATCGAAAGATGCGTATTAGTGATTATTTACCTATGGAAATAGTAAGAAATGGAACAAACAAATTACAGCAAACTATCACAGCGCGACGTTGATCGCGCAGAAACAGATTTACTTATCAACCTGTCAACGCTTACTCAGCGCGGTCTGGCAAAGATGATTGGCTGTCATGAATCGAAGATAAGCAGAACAGACTGGAGGTTTATAGCTTCGGTCTTGTGTGCTTTTGGCATGGCATCAGACATCAGTCCGATTAGCAGAGCTTTTAAGTATGCGCTTGATGAAATCACCAATAAAAAACGCCCGGTGTGCAAGACCGAGCGTTCTGAACAAATCCAGATGGAGTTCTGAGGTCATTACTGGATCTATCAACAGGAGTCATTATGACAAATACAGCAAAAATACTCAACTTCGGCAGAGGTAACTTTGCCGGACAGGAGCGTAATGTGGCAGATCTCGATGATGGTTACGCCAGACTATCAAATATGCTGCTTGAGGCTTATTCGGGCGCAGATCTGACCAAGCGACAGTTTAAAGTGCTGCTTGCCATTCTGCGTAAAACCTATGGGTGGAATAAACCAATGGACAGAATCACCGATTC